TTTTGTTGGTAATTATAAGTGGTTAGGTAAGATTGGAAAAGAAGTTGGATTAAAAAGAAATGAACAAGAAGTATTTCACGTTGGAAACACAATGAATGTGTTAGTTAAAGTCAATGCATTAGCCATATACGGATTATTCTGGGAAAAAGAATTAGAGTTGATGGGTATAAAATGATTAAATTAATGGATATAGTAAAAGAGATTAGTGCTAATGGTAATCACCACTCCGCTGATGCTGGTGAACCAGATACAGGATTTTCACCTGCAGGACAATCAAGAGTATTGGGTATTGATAGTAGTAAACCAGAGCCTTGGTATGATAAGGGTGGATATGCACAATTAGACTTTCCTACCGCAGATGACCCATATGGTGGTAAGATGGATAAGAAAACATTACAAGTACAAGTGATTAAAAAAATTAAAAATACTGGTGAGAAATACGAGGGATTCCAAGATGCTGTAGGTAGTTGGGATAAGTATGGAGATAAAGATTATTCAATAGATGGGTATGAGTACGGAGAAATATAATGGCAACATTTCACATAGATGAGCCGAGAGAAATCGGAAAAAAGAAAGATAGGTTATCATCAAAAGAAAAGATGATGGTTAAGAACGATATGTTAGAAATGTTAGCACACGAGAATACTTGTGTTAATTGTGGTAATGTTATTAATGAAGATTTAAAAAAATGGTTTAAACAGAAATGGGTAAACATTGGTAAAAAGAAAAAGGGTGGTGGACATCCCCCTTGTGGAACAAGTGGTAAGAAGAGAGGATACGCTAAATGTGTTCCTAAATCTAAAGCCAATAATATGAGTAAGAAAGATAAGGAGAGTGCTACTCGTAGAAAACGAAGTGCACAAAACAAAGCCAATCGCGGTGGAACTGATTCCACAAGAGGTGGTGGTAAAAAACCAATTAGAGTAAAAACAAAAGTGGAGAACATAATGAGGTTAGAAGAATTAGTAGGAAAGAGACTTACAGAAGCTCAATTTGATGAGGCTGCAGGAGAAAAAGATGCGTGTTACCATAAAGTAAAATCTCGTTATGATGTCTGGCCTTCAGCATATGCAAGTGGTGCTTTAGTTAAATGTAGAAAAGTTGGTGCAAAGAATTGGGGTAATAAATCTAAAAATGAATCCGTAAATGAAGTTAAACTACACGAAATCAATATGGCCATGGAAAAGTTTACAGATAACTTACTTGATGCACTAAGCGGACAATCGGCGGATTTGCATTTTAGTATTAAACATAACAATAAAATAGAAAAAATGATGACGGATGTAATGGATGTAGACTTATACCATCAAGTTAAAGATAAAAAAGAAATGATTAAAGGTTTGAAAAAAGTAAAATCAAATGTTGCTAAAATAAAGTCATTGCACAAATCTATTTTTGATAAAGTATTATCGGATATTGATAAGACATACAAAACTTTTGAGACAACTATTCAAAAAAGAATACAAATTTCCGAATCTAAGAAAGAAAATATAAAAGAAACTAAGGTTTGGAGTTTAGATGAAAAGTGTTGGAGAGGATATGAGAAGAAAGGTAATAAAAAGATGTTTGGTAAAACATATCCCAATTGTGTAAAGAAAGAGGGTGTTCAGACTAATGTTTGGTTAGGTGAAACCGAACTCTATTACGAATCCAATACAGGTGAAACTGGTGGATACACATTTGAATTTATTGATAATAAAAAGTTACAAGAAGCAGAATATCAAGGAAGAAAAGTAAAACTTGGTAAGATTATGCAAGGTGATGTTAAAAAGTTTAAAGTATATGTTAACAACCCAAAGGGTAATGTGGTTAAGGTAAACTTTGGTCAAGGTGGAGATGCAAAGGGTGGAACTATGAGAATTAGAAAATCTAATCCATCAGCTCGTAAATCTTTTAGGGCAAGACATAATTGTGATAATCCAGGCCCAAAACATAAAGCAAGATATTGGTCTTGCCGTAAGTGGTAAAAAAATGAATAAACTTACAGAATGGTTAACTAAACCACTTATCAAAGAAATAGAACTACCAGTTAAAGTTGGTGATGTTGTCTTGATGGGTAGATTTAAGAACAAGAAGGTAGTTGTTAAGTCAATTACCTATAATGAAAAGGGTGATTTACTTATCAATAAAAGACCTGCGTTAAAATTTAGACTTGCAAAACAAGATGGTAAAAAATTATTACCGATAAAAACTACCGATAAAGGTTCTACCAACCCAGACCCCGACATGCGAGGTGCAGAGTTTAAAGGTATTAGAGCTAATAAAAAAGAAAATGTAAACGAGAATAAAAAAGAATTTGTAATTTGGGGCATCCCACCAAAAAAGAGTTCAGAAGAAATATTATATACAAAAGCTAAATCTAACTCTGAAGCTAAAAAGGTATTAAAAATTTTAGTATCAAAACACGGAGTTAAAAAAGGTAGAATACAAGTTTTAGATTTAGAACAAGACCCATCAAAGTTTTGGAAATCTGATAATATATTTGAGGGAACGTCAAAGATTAAAAAAGTAATAGGTATTTATGGTGGAAGATTTCAACCATATGGTCCACATCATCACAAAACATTTAAATGGTTACAATCTAAAGTTGATGATGCATATATCACTACATCTGATATAAAGAAACCACCAAGACACCCAATGAACTTTCAAGAGAAAGCAAGACATATGGCAAAGATGGGTGTACCAAAAAATAAAATTAGAAAAGAAAAAATACCTTTAGTTTCAAAAGAGTTACTTAAAAAGTTTGACCCAAAAACTACCGCAGTTGTTTATATCTTTGGAGCAAAAGATGCTGGTAGATTAAGTGGTGGTAAGAAGAAAGATGGTTCACCAGGTTACTTCCAAGATTATAAAAAGAATATACGAAACATAAAAGGTCACGAAGAACACGGATACTTTTTAGTTGCACCGCATGTAAGTATGAAAGTTGGTAGTAACGAAGTATCAGGTACTACTATGAGAAATATATTAGGTTCACCTAAGATTAAAGATGAGGATAGACCTAAAGTATTTAAAAAGTTATTTGGATACTACGATAAGGGTTTATATAATATGATGACTAACAAATTCAAAAAGTTATTTGAGTTTTATAATCAATCATCAGTAAAAAATATATTAAAAGAAGTAAGTGCATTGGGAAATCATTTTGATGCAAAGATTTTTGATGATGAGGGATTGTATGATTTCTTTAATTCATTTTCGGATTATAAACGAGTATCCCCTAAACACGCAGAAATAATGGGGTGGGAAGTACTTAATGATATCATTGGTAAGAATGCAAAAGACCCTGGTTTTGATTTTAGTACATCTACTATAGATAGAGTATCCACCACTACATATGGTAGAACAATAAATCAAGATACATCTAATACGGATAGTGTAGCTAATCCATTTCCTAAATATAAAAAACATATGAAAAAAATTGTTGATAAGATGGGGTGGGAAATTGTAAAGTTCTTTGGTGATAATAAACATAATAAGATGGCAGATTCACCAACACATGATATGGGAACTGCAACGGCAGGTAAGGGTAATTCGCCTAAACCAGCACCTACTAAAAAATTAAAAGATTTTCACGAAATAATTGATATAACAGAATACACAAAGGAGTTATTACTTATGGGAGGAGCATATGGACATATGGCACATCCGTTTGATGATAATAATCTTACATTTTCAGACTTGAAACAGATAGTTATTAATGGTATAGGGGGAAAGTTAGATAGAGAAGATGGGGTTACAGAAAAACTTGATGGGCAGAATTTAATGGTAAGTTGGATTGATGGGAAGTTAAGGGCAGCTCGTAATAAAGGACATATAAAAAACTTTGGTAAAACTGCACCAACCACAAGTGGAATAAAATCTATGTTTAGTGGTAGAGGTGAGATTGAAAAAGCTTTTGTAGGTGCCATGACAGATTTAGAAAAATCTATTGGTAGTTTGAGTGATAAACAAAAAGATAAAGTATTCGGTAATGGTAAAAAATGGATGAATTTAGAGGTTATGTATCCCGCAACTGCAAATGTAATAGATTACGATGTTGCAGAAATTGTATTTCACGGAACATTAGAATATGATGAAAGTGGAAAACCAATTGGACAACCAAAAGATAGTGCTAGAATGTTAGCAGGTATGATTAAACAAATGAATCAACATATACAAAAGATGTTTAAGATTGGGAAACCAAACTTTTTGACTGTACCCAAACATCAAGACTTTAATAAATTGAAGAGTAAGTATTTAGGACAATTAAAAAAACTACAATCTCAATATGGGTTAAAAGATAAAGATACATTGGGTGAATACCACGAGGCATATTGGAGAGAGTATATTTTTAACGCATCAAAACAATTTAAGGTTAATTTAAAACCAAATCAGTTTATTAAGTTAGTAAGAAGATGGGCATTTTTTGATAAGAGTTATAAGATAGCAGAAATTAAAAAAGATTATAAAGACAATCCTAAATTTATGGATTGGATATTATCAACAGATAAACAAGACCATAAGAAAATTTTTAAGGATAATATTAAACCATTCGAAGTATTATTCTTTTCAGTTGGTGCAGAGATATTAAAAAATATTCAAGGATATATTGCTGTATCACCTAAGAAATCAGTACAGAAGATTCGTAAAGAAATGTTAAGTGCATTAAAGGATTTACAGAGTGGCGGTAACGTAGAAAAGTTAAAGAAGTTAAAAATACAAATTGAGAAACTACAAGCAATTGGTGGGTTGGATTCAGTTGTACCAAGTGAGGGTATAGTGTTTAAGTATAAAGGAAACATATATAAGTTCACAGGTGCATTTGCTCCAATCAATCAGATACTTGGTAGTATAAAATTTGGATAGGAGTTATAATGGCAAATTATAGTAAAGATATGGATAGACAAAACAAAGCCTTAAAGGATTTGATGTCTGGTAAAGAATATGAAAAAGATTATGTACAAGTAGGATATGATGGTAAGGCTCAAAAAAATAAAGGTGGAGAAACCAGAAAATCAGAATTAAGTGATATTATGGCAGAAATTAGAATGCCTTGGTTTTGTCCCGAGTGTAAGAAAGCAATGAAGAAAAAACTTGACGATAAGTTTTGGAGAACTAAAGGACATTGTTTTGATTGTCAGATTGAGTTTGAAAATAAACTACGATTATCGGGGAAGTTTGAGCATTATGCACGAACACTTGAATTGGAGAATAGAAAATCATATGTAAGAGATATGAAACAATCACTTGTAGAATATGAACAGACTGAGGGTAAAGCAGAGTTTTTTAATTCAGTTGGAGTTCAAGATGTTGAACTCGAAAGTGAAAAATGGGACATGGGTAAAGAGAAATTTGGTGCCATAGTTCAAGATGCAAAAGATTATATAGATAAATTAGAGGAGGCTATAGATGAGGAATCAAAGGAGATTGCTGCTGCCAGAAAATCTAATAATTGAAATAATGGGTATGGTTGCTCAGTTGGGTAATGTTGCTGCAGATTATCATAAAAAGATTAATAGTGATGATACAGAAAATGTAACAAAAGTGTACCAACGCATTATAGAAAGACTTATGGATTTGACTGAGTATGATGAATCTCAGCAAATATCATTTGAACAAATGCTTTACGATAGTGGAGTTAAATTACCTGAAGGAGATAACAATGGGAATCATTGAAACGATAATGAATTTATTTTTTGGTGGAAAGAAAAAAGAAGAAATCAAAAAGTTAGATAAGGCAATAGAAGTAAAAAATGAAGAAGTAACTAAACTTGAAGAAGAAGTAGTGAAACTTGAAAAGAAGAAAAAAGTCAACAAGAAAGAAGTTGGTAACCTTAAACGAAAAGTAACTAATACTAAAAAACAAATAAAAAAAGCTAAAGAAGCATCAGATGTACAAGATGTTGATGAAGCCTTAAAATATTTGAAGAAATTTAGTAAGTAGTATATTTATATATATGAGATATTTTATATACATAGTATTTTTGTTTAGTGTTCTTCTTGGTCAAACTGAAGAAACCATAACATTGCCTAAGGCAGATGTGATTGAATGGGCAAATAGACTACAAGGGTTTGAAAAAGCCGATAGTTTATCCCAAATTGCTATATCTGATTTAGAAAGTGTAGTATTGAAGTTAGAAGAGAATGCATATATGGATTCTTTGATAATAGAAAAACGACAATTACAGATGCTGTTACTTAAAGAAACAAACGAACTTTATAAAGATAAAGTGAAACTTGTGAAACCTAAGTGGCATGAGAATAAGTGGTTATGGTTTGTATATGGTGTAAGTGCTACGGCAGTTTCAGTTAACCTTGCAGGACAGATAACAAAATAATGGCCGAACAATTAAAAGATGTGATTAAACAGGAGTACATTAAGTGTGCACAAGACCCTGTCTATTTTTTGATGAAGTATTGTATGATACAACATCCAATCAAAGGGAAAATTCCATTTGCATTGTATGATTTTCAACAAAAAACAGTCAAGCAGTTTGTGGATAATAGGTTTAACGTAATTTTAAAAGCTCGTCAGTTAGGTATCAGTACATTAACTGCTGGATACTCTTTGTGGATGATGACATTTTTTCAAGATAAGAATATATTAGTGATTGCAACTAAACAAGATACTGCTAAAAACCTTGTCACGAAGGTTCGTGTTATGCATGCAAACTTACCTACATGGTTGAAACAAAGATGTACTGAGGATAACAAATTGAACCTTAGATACACCAATGGTTCACAGATAAAGGCAAGTGCAAGTGGACCAGAAGCAGCTCGTTCCGAAGCTCTATCATTATTGATATTGGACGAGGCAGCATTTATCGATAAGATAGATGATATATGGACTGCATCACAACAAACATTGACAACTGGTGGTAGTTGTATTGCTCTTTCTACACCAAATGGTGTTGGTAATTGGTTTCATAGAACGTGGGTAGATGCAGAAGAAGGTAGGGGAGTGTTTAGTGATATCAAACTTCATTGGAGTGTACATCCAGATAGACATCAAGAATGGAGAGATGAACAAGATACCTTATTAGGAATACAAGGTGCAGCACAAGAGTGTGATTGTGATTTTATTACTTCAGGTACTTCAGTAATTGATGGTGTATTGTTGGAGAATATGAAAAAAAATGTATGTCAAGACCCCGTTGAAAAAAGAGGAATGGATGGTAACTTGTGGATATGGCAACCACCAAACTATACGAGAGATTATATCGTATGTGCTGATGTTGGTAGAGGTGATGGAAAAGATTATAGTGCGTTCCATGTCATTGATGTGGAGAGTGTAGAACAAGTTGCTGAATATAAAGGTAGGTTAAGTACAAAAGATTTTGGTAATATGTTAGTGAGTATTTCAACAGAATATAATGATGCTTTACTAATTATAGAAAACAATAACATTGGTTGGGCAACAATCCAACAAGTAATAGATAGGGATTATGATAATCTATTCTATACAAGTAAAGATTTAAAATATATCGATATTGCACATCAAATGACAAATCGATTTAGGAGTGAAGAAAAGAATATGGTGGCTGGATTTAGTACCACTATGAGAACTCGACCTTTGATTATTGCAAAGTTAGAGGAATATTTTAGGAATGAAGAAGTACAAGTTCGTTCAAACAGATTGATAGATGAATTGTTTACATTTATTTATCACAATAACCGAGCAGAAGCTATGTCAGGATATAATGATGACTTAGTAATGTCTTTTGCTATAGGTTTATGGGTTCGTGATACAGCATTAAGATTACGACAAGAAGGCGTAGAATTAACTAAGAAATCCCTTAATCGTATGTTAGATACGGATGGGCTTTATACACCCAACGAAAATAAAAATGATAGTTGGGAAATGGAAATTGGTAACAAAGAGAAGGAGTCATTAGAGTGGCTCTTATAAGCGAGGTAAAAAATGGCTGATAAAACATTATTTGGAAGATTAAGACGATTATTTAGTACGAATGTAATCGTGAGAAACGTAGGCGGTAAAAAACTAAAAGTTGCCGATACAGACCAAATACAACGACAAATGAAATCACATCTTGTAGATAGATATTCTAAAGTACATAGTGGATTACAACTAAATAATACTGGATATTCTAATTATGCACAATTACAGGCTGCAAGGACTGGATTATTTACAGAGTATGAATCTATGGAATCGGATTCAATCATATCATCTGCACTGGATATCTATTCAGACGAATCAACAATGAAAAATCCATATGGAGAAGTGTTGGAAGTTCAGAGTGATGATGAAAACATTAAAGAAATTCTACATAATCTATTCTATGATATAATGAATATTGAATTTAACTTATGGCCTTGGGTTAGAAACCTAACTAAGTATGGTGATTTCTTTTTATATTTAGATGTACAAGATAAGTACGGAATTACAAATGTTGTTCCATTATCCCCATATGAATTGATACGTTCAGAAGGCGAAGACCCAGAGAATCCATATTATACTAAATTTTATTTAGAAGCAATGGAAGCTGCACATCCATATTTTGCAAAAAAATCAAACGGAACAAGAATAGAATTTGAAAACTTTCAAGTTGCTCACTTTAGATTAGCTAATGATAGTAATCTATTACCATATGGTAAATCAATGTTAGAAGGAGCTCGTAAGACTTGGAAACAGATTACATTGATGGAAGATGCTATGTTAATTCATAGAATTATGAGAGCACCTGAAAAGAGAGTTTTCAAAATTGATATAGGTAACATTCCACCAAATGAAGTGGATAACTATATGCAAAAGATAGTCAATAAGATGAAGAAAACACCATTTATTGATGAGAATACTGGTGATTATAATTTAAAATTTAATATACAAAATTTAACCGAGGATTTCTTCTTACCCGTGCGGGGTGGAGATAGTGGAACACAGATAGAATCCACACCTGGGATGACATATGAAACAACCGAAGATATTGAATATCTAAAGAATCGTATGTTAGCAGCATTACACGTACCAAAAGCATTTCTTGGATATGAGGAATCACTTGGAAGTAAAGCAACATTGGCTGCAGAAGATGTAAGGTTTGCAAGAACGATTGAAAGAATACAAAGAATCGTAGTTAGTGAATTAACAAAGATTGCGGTTGTACATTTATATTCACAAGGATATACAGATGCACAATTGGTAAACTTTGAGTTGAATTTAACCAACCCATCTACAATATATGAACAAGAAAAGATAGAACTATGGAGTAACAAAGTTAATCTTGCTCGTGATATGAAAGATAACGCGTTATTACCAAGTGATTGGGTTTATAAAAATGTATTTAATTTCTCAGATGACCAAATAAAAGGCCTTGAAAAAGGATTGGTTCAAGACCAAAAAGAGAAGTTCAGATACTCACAAATTGAAAATGAAGGTAATGACCCACAAGAAAGTGGGGAATCAGTTGGTACACCAAGTGATATGGCAACTGCTGCACCAGATGAGGGTGGGGATAATGAAACTCCTGCAGGTTCAGTCTGGGACCAAGAAGAAGTTGCTGATGGCGTGGGTAGACCAAAAGAAGTTCCAAGTTACGGAAAAGATGGGAGTGCTCGTGATAGAGACCCAATTGGTAAACATGGTAAACGTATGGCTTTAGCTCATTATGATGCCCTAAAAAAATCATTTGGGGATAAAGATAAGGAATTACTTAGGGAAACCACCGAAAGTGAAGAATTAAATAAAGAATATAAAGAATTTACGGATAAGAAATAACGAATTATTTGAAGTTTTTATATTTATATATGGTACGAATATTTAACAATGGAGTGTATTGATGTCAAGCAATAGAAAGCATAATAAAATAAAAAATACAGGTCTTTTATTCGAACTTTTAACGAGGCAGATAACTGTCGACGTATTAAATAGTTCAGATGATTCATCTGCAATAAAAATTCTTAAAGAGTTTTTCAGCCCAAAAACAGAATTGGGTAAAGAATATGAACTTTATAAGATACTTTTAGAAAAGAAGTATTCTAAAAGTGAGCAAGCTAATATATTAATAGAAGCTGTAACTAAAAATCGAAGAAAATTATCTAATCGTAGATTAAAAAATGAGAAGTATAATCTAATTAAAACGATTAAAGAAAATTATTCAGTAGTTGATTTTTTCAACACAAAAATACCGAATTATAAAATCTTGGCATCCATTTATAATGTATTTGAATCGGAATCGGCTAAACTCGATATTACACCAGTTGAGGAAACTGATAGTAAAGTAACTATCATTGAGACAGTATGTACTACTCCAACAAAAAAATCTATTAAGAAACATCTTATGGAATCCCAAGAAGAAGATTTACGTTTACTTACTTATCAATTATTAGTTGATAAATTTAACAAAAAATACAGCACTCTAAATGAACATCAAAAGAATCTATTGAGAGAATACATAAACAACCTTTCCAATACTAATTCATTAAGGGAGTTCATTGATACTGAAGTTATAAAAGTTAAGAGAATCTTAAAAGCTCACTTAAATAAAGTGAATGATAAGATAACTAAAATAAAACTAAATGAAGCAATAACACATACAGAAACTTCTACTACTGGTAAGTTTGTAAAAGATTCGCATGTAGTTTCATTGATGAGGTATTACGAACTTATTAAGGAGTTAGATAATGTCCACAAAATTAAATAGAAAAACATTAAGAGAACTTCTTCGTACATTAATTATGAAAGAGTTGGAAGAAGCATCTACGACTGTAACTGCAGGTGGTTCAACTGGTAATGGTATTCACTATGATATACCATCTGCCTTTGATAAAAAGACTAAATCAGGCCACAAAGACCCAGAAGAAGCAGGATATAAAAAAGTAACTGAAGGTCTAACTGAAGGTCAAAAAAGAGATTATCATAATGCATACATAAAGTATTATAGAGCATATCAAGCTTTTGCAGGAGAAACTATGGACTTAGGTAAAACTATTTCTAAATTTAGTGGCGATAAAACAGATGAAAAACTTATTATAAAGAATTTTAAAAAATATGTCATTCCCTTTGCTGGTTTAATGAATAGTTGGGATAAAGGACAACAAAAGAATCCAGGGTTAAATGAAGGTCATTATACACAATATCGTAATGATAATACTTTAACGGCTAAACAAAAAATTGGTATATCAATGAGAGAGGTTAGGGATAAACTAACTGAATTAAGTAAACTTATTGATATGAATGTTAAATTAAAAAATGAGTTAAGTGTAGATTCAAAGTCATATTGGAAGAACACACACAAAGCAATGAGTAAAATTTCAGAGAGATTAGTCAAACTCGCTAACAAAGTAGGGAAACTACAATGAAACAAAACGACAAATATTTAAAAGAATCAATAGATGTACTGAATAGAGAATTTGGTTCACCATTAGTTACTCTTGAAGATACAATGAAAGCTCACAAATTAAAAAAAGAAGGTGGGCCAGGAAGTGGACGACCAACCAAAGATGGTTCAGCAAAAGATATCGAAAAGAAAGCTATGAAAGCTGCTGATGATGCAAACGCTAAAATGGACAGAGATGAAAAAGAAATGGAACGAAAAGCTAAAGAACAGGCGTTCAAAGATATGGAAAACGAATCTATAACAGAAGGCCCAGATGATGTAAGGTTTGCAAGAAATGTATTAGCAAAGATTGCTAAAACGGAAACAAAATTTAGAAAGCAAATGTATGAATTAGAACAAGCATTTCTACAAGACCCACGTGATGAAAATAAAAAATTGGCTAAAGAAATAAAGAGGTCATATAAAAGTGGGGTAACCAAGTTTATGAGAGATTCGATAGACATGATTAAAAGGATGAAATAAGATGAGAAGTTTAATTGTAGATTATATACCATTTGAGATATCAACAACCCAAATTAATGAATCCATTAAGGAGAATGATGGTAAGTTGGTAGTTAAAGGTGTTTTACAGAGAGCAGATGCAAAGAATCAAAATGGGAGAGTATATCCAATGGAGATTCTAACAAGAGAAGCACAGAATTATAATGATGGATTTATTAAACAGAAAAGAGCATTGGGTGAGTTAGACCATCCAGATTCATCAGTAGTGAATTTACAGAATGTATCACACAATATTACTGAAATGCATTTTGAGGGTGATAGTTTATTGGGGACAGTAGAAATTTTAACTACACCGAGTGGAAATATTTTAAGAGAATTATTTAAGAATGGTATTAAGTTAGGTATCAGTTCTCGTGGAATGGGGTCAGTTGAGACGGTACAAGAAGCAGATGGTAAATCACCAGTAATGAAAGTTGGACAAGACTTTGAATTGATTGCATTTGATTTCGTATCAAACCCATCAACACATGGTGCGTTTTTACATCCAGTCAATGAGGGTGTATCACAACCACTAACACAAGGTAGAACTTGTGGTACTTATTGTAAAGCAGAAGATATCATTAATAAGATTATAAGAGGAGAGTAAGATGCCTGGATTAGAAGAAATGCCAATACCAAATAATGGTAAAATAACACCACCAACTCATACGGAATTAGCAGATGGTGCAGATGCGGTAACACCACAGACTGGTAAAAAGGGATTGGATACATTTGCAATACCAGATACTGGTAAAGCTAATACAACATTTGGAGATGGAACTGCAGGTTCTAATCCAAATCCAATTGGCGGCTAATGCCTTCCAAATCAAAAGCCCAACAAAAATTTATGGGGATAGTTCACGCGTTTAATAAGGGTGAACTAAAAGGTTCAGAGGTTAGTAAACAAGTAAAAAAAATTATTAAAACAGTACGGAGGAGTAATTATTATGAAAATAACTAAATTACAATTACGAGAAATGATTAGAGAAGAAATTCAGAAGTTGAATGAAAGTTCATTGGACTATGAACAGGATTTCAAATGGGCTAATGAAAACGAATTAAAAGTAATTTCTAAACTTATTTGGATGAATCCACAAGGTATAGCTGGTGTTATTAAAATGGGAAAGAAAAAACCAGCAGAATTTAAAAAATTAATAAAACAAATGGCTAAAAAGGGATTGGGTGAATCTATAAATGAAGCAGTTCGTGTTCTGGCTATAAAAGAGGGTGTAAAAACATCCAAAGCTTTTAATAATTTTCAGAAATCTCGTAGTAGTTTCTTAGAGAGATGGGGTAAACTCAAAAAACAATTAAATACTATAAAAACAGAATCCCCAAATAATGAATATTTGAGGTTAGAAAAACAATTATATAAATTTGAAACTGCATTCATAGAACACTCGGCTAAGATTATGAGTTCTGTTTCAAAGATATCCAAGAGTAATCTAACCGAATCCGTAAATGAAGCAAAATATAAAGGATATGATTGGAAAAGACAAAATCGTAAAGATGGCCATCCACTTATCGTACCTGCATTACAAAAAACTTTTGCAAATATGAAAGACTTAAAAAAATATATTGATAAACATGGAACAATGGAATCCGTAAATGAAGTAAAACTTACAGAAGATTACAAAAACTCTGAATGGGAAGTATATGTTGCTGATGAAAAAGGTAAAGAAAAAATAATGAAAGTAGCTAAATCTAAAAGAGCTGGAGTTATTCTCTATAATAAATTAATTAATTCAGATAAATATCACGAAGTTGGAATGAGAGTAGTTAAAGAATCCGTAAATGAAGGTGGAATGGGTATTTTAGATAAAGACCAAACAGATGTATTACATGGCATAGTAATGAAAAATAAATCTAAAAATTCAAAAGTTATTCTTAGTATTGTGATAAAAGATAAAATGTTTAAAGGTGTGGATAAAAAAGAATTATTAGGATATATTGAAGGTGCTAAACAATTTGTTAAATATATGAAAAGTGAATCCGTAAATGAAGGAAACTTAAAATATGTAATTCAATATAAGAAGGATAAAAATAGATATTTAAGTAATAAATCCAGAGATGTTAAAAAAGTAAAAGACGCATTACAATTTAAATCTGAAAAGGACGCAAAAAATCAATTAAATGGATTGGATTGGCAATTCAGAGGAAATTATAAGATTGTTAAGTTAAAAGAATCCGTAAATGAAAAAATTTCAAAAGATGAATGGTCAGAATATCCTAAATACGCAAGAAAATTAAAACCATATATGCAAAAACTTCTTAAAGTACCATTGAAGGTTAGAGTTATAAAACAGGCTAATCACAATCCCTGGATAGAAGTAAGAGTAGCAAGATTTGGAAAAGATGTAATACCAAATGATTTTAGATTGAAAGCTGCTAAAGTTATTGGTGCAACTTCTATAAAGGATAAGAGTAATGTAAATTATGGTAATATTAGGTCTAACTCAGTTTCAATGAAACACGACCAATGGGTAAAATTATTAGGGAGAAAAGTATAATGGATTTTAAAAAAGAATTTAATAGAATTGGCGGGAGTTCAAGATGATTAAATTAAAACAATTATTAGAATTAAAATATATTGACCAGGAAGATGCTGGTAAAGCTATAAATTATGCACTTGAAGAACTTGAGGGTTCATTGAAAAAAATTAGAAACCCAGAAAAGTGGGCAGAAAAATATCATCGGAGTCTACCAGGAGTAATTGAGATGGTAGAAAGATTAACTAAAATTTTTGGGAGAATGAAATGAGTAACATGAAAGAAACTTTTAAACGAATCGGTGGTGGTAAAATAAACACTCCGTTAAACGAAATCAGTACGGGTTGGAAAAAATACAAAGTCTATGATATTAGTGATAAGTTGTGGAAAGAAATGAAATATGATTTAAGAGACCAGCTTGATGAATTGGTAAAGATTGGTGCAGATTATGGTGTATTTCAAAATGCCCAAGGTACTGCTAAGATTTTAAAACAAATTAAACGATTGATGCATAAGCTATAATGTTAAAATTAAAAGAGATTCTAACAGAAAAGAAAGAACTTGGTGGAGCTCTTATTAATAAAATAGAGCAACTTACTGATAGAAATGCCCATACAGAAGCTAGAATGACTTTAGCAAAAGAAGTAGATAAAAATTTATTGAAAGCGTATGAAGGACTTAATATAGTTCAAGATTATTTAAGACGAGCAAATGAAACAAATATTGCCCGAGATGCATTAGACAAAAAACTATTCGCATTTGCTAAAAAGAAATTTAGTGATTATGATGCAATCAATGGAGCATTTTAATGATAAAATTAACGGAATTAATAAAGGAAGAGTGTTCTTGTGATGAAGATTGTTGTTCAGCAAAGTTGAATGAAAATATGGAAATGGGTAAAGTATTTACTGGTGGTGGTTTTGCATTTAAAAAAGAAGAATTTAAAAATGAAAGTCTTTACAATGTATCTCAAGATATGAAAGATGGAAAGTTTGACCCAAAGAATCCACAAGTAGTTATTCAAGGATATGGTGTAACAAATTTAAAGACACTACAAGATAGTTTATCACGAAAGTTTATAGATTTAGCTAAAAAAGCTAAAAAGGGTGATGTTGAAAATATCGAATACATACTGAAACGAAATGGGGTTCTTATGGGATTTGTTGATGCATTAGTTAATGCAAACAAAGAATTATCATCATCAACGATGAAAAGAAAAATTACTATGTACAAGAGGAAACGATAATGAAACACGATACAATCCGTAATATAAATACAAAGTGGAAAGATTGGAGATTACGCGAAGATGATGTAGATACTCTCGATGAATTAGTACAAGTATTAGTAGAGTTAGATGGATATACAGACCCTAAACCAAAGGGAAAGTTTAATCCAGCAATGATGAAGTATTCTAATACAGAAGCTAAAAGCTTTGCAGAAGATGATGTAAAGAAGATGGGAACAGAATTAAATAAAGCTTCACAGAAATCAATCAGTATAATGTTAGGTAGTGTTAAGGATGGTAAGTATGATGCAATGGATATGATTCGTGCAATTAAATCCGGCGGTAAGAAAGCTGGTGATGTAAGTGCAGGAGTACCTGAAATGTTGAATGTTTTGTGGAGTAAAGTAGAAAAAAGATTTCGTAAATATTTAGGTGGTAAAAAGCGAAGATAGTGATATTTATTACCGACAAAGGAGAATGTAATGGCCAAATTAAAAGATATATTAAATGAAAGTTTCTCACTCGTGGGTGGAGTAGTTTCCATACCCGCAATAGGTGGTGGAACACATACAGGGTTAAGTGATATTGTAGAAGATATCTATGGGAGTTCTGAAAAGGTTTCCGCTAAACAAGTACAAGAATCTATGACACAATTCACAGAATATGGTAAAGTATTTAGTAATCCAAATAATTTAAAAGAGATTGCTGAAAAGCTTTCCGAAATTGCAACTAATGCAAAATCATATACACTAAGTGAAACGGATGATTGGTTTGATAAAGTTACGGTCAATCGTAATATGAAAGAGTTAACTAATTTATCAAAATCATTTGGTAAGATTGCAAAAGAATCCAATTCCCTACAACAACGAATGGGTGGATTGTATGAAGATATGGGACACGTTCTTGGTAGATACTTTGAATTAGATGGTGGAGACGAAGACCACGAAGCAGGACATGAAGAAGAACCACAAGCAGACCAAGAAGATGCTATGATTAAAAGAGGTTTAAAAAATATAAAAGGTGCTGATATAAAAGAGGGCGATTATGATGTGTTCTTTCAAGCAGCAATGAAAAAATTTGGAATTAGTTCACCAGATGAATTAGATGATGATAAGAAAAAAGCGTTTTTTAATTATGTGGACAAAAATTACAAAGCAGATAATGAAACAGATTAACAAGTAGAGGTTATATTGATAAAAGTAGAAGTCCGAAAAGGACAACCGATAGAAAAAGCAATTGCTATCTTTAAGAAAAAAGTAAAGCAAAGTGGGTTGATGATAGAATTGAGAGACCGTTCATTCTATAGTAAGAAATCCGATATTCTTAGAGAGAGAAAGAAAAAAGCTATTTTAAGAAACAAGTATAAAGTATTAAAAGAAAAAGAAACTGAATAATACACACTTTATGTGCATATTTTTTAGTTTCTGTATATTTATATAAAACTAAATACACTTTCGTATTATTCAATACAACATAAAGTGTACCCTGATTAAAACTAATCATATTATTGTTCCTAATAACAATACTGAAATCCAATTATGGAGAAACAAAATGGATGATTTACTAAAAGAAGCCATTGCCGACGCAAAAGCAGTTAGAGAAACTGCATTAGCAAACGCTAAAATGGCACTTGAAGAAGCATTCACACCACAACTTAAATCAATGTTGTCGAAGAAAATTCAACACGAAATCGAAGATGATGAATCTGAAGATGGAGTTGAAGAAACTTACGAAGAAGATGACGCACCAGACGGAGCTGAAGAAGCCCCTGCTGATGACCAACATGCTGATGAAGATGCTGCTGTAGAAGAAGCTGAAGTTCCTGATGATGAAGAAGCGGCTGAAGAGCCAGTTTCAACTGAAGGTGAAGAAGTAGACGATGCAGAAGAATCTGAAGATGCAGTGGAAGAATCCGAAGAAGAAGCAGATGAAGATGATTCAGTAGAAGAATCTGAAGAAGCTGAAGATGAGGACGACCTTGATTTAGAATCTATTCTTGCAGAATTAGAAGCAGACATCAAAGAAGAAGAAGATGAAGAACCAGTCGATGAGGACTTGGAAGATTCATCTGATATCGGAGAAGATGATAATGCTGTTGATGACGATTCAAATGACTCTTCCGAAACTGGCGCGCAAGCACCAGAAGGTGAGGGGGCAGATGAAGAAGCTGGAGACGAGGGTGAGGAAGAAACCGCACCTGAAGCTGAACAACATGCTGACGAAGATGCTGACGTCGATGAAGATATTGATTTAGAAGAAGTTCTTAAAGCATTATCTGAAGAGGAAGATGAAGAAGATTCGGTTGAGGAAGTGAAGAAGCTTTCGAAAGAAATTAAGGAACATAGAGATGTTGTAAAATATCTTCGTTCAAAACTAAATGAAGTTAACCTATTAAATGCGAAACTATTGTTTTCCAACAAACTTTTCCGTGCGTTTGGTCTAACCAACGAACAGAAAATGAAAGTTGTTGAAACTTTTGATAGAGCAGCAAATCTTAGAGAGATTAAACTTGTGTATTCTACACTTGCAGAATCATTCCAAGGTCGTAAAGCTCAACCTATTAAGGAATCAAAAGGTTCAAGTTCGAAAACAGTCGCTTCAACAAAACCATCTAAAGATGTAATATCTGAAGGTAGTGATTTGAAGAATCGTTTTCAAAAGTTAGCTAACATACTTTAATACTATTGGGAGACACAATAATGAGTAAAAAACTAAGTACAATAGAAAACTTGATGGATGGTTATAATCCACAAAGACAACTATTGGAACAAACTCGCAAATTGGTCAAGAAATGGGAGCCAACAGGTCTTTTAGAAGGCATGGGCAAAGAACATGAAGTAAATGGAATGGCAGTACTGCTTGAGAATCAAGCTCGTCAATTAATTGATGAAGCCTCAAGAACTGGTACATCTGCAAACTCAGAAGAGTGGTCAGGTGTTGCACTTCCTTTAGTTCGAAGAATTTTTGGGGAGCTTGCTGCTCAAGAATTTGTTAGTGTTCAGCCAATGAATTTACCTTCAGGTCTGATTTTCTATCTTGACTTTAAATATGGTACTGCACAAACAGATAACCATACAAATAATGCTGATGTACATGGTAACACATCAGGTTCAAACGTAGACGCAACTGGCGGTTTATACGGCGCTGGTAAATTTGGATATTCAATCAACGACACCGATTCTGGTGTTCAAGCTGCAGCTGCAGCATTATCAAGTGGTAATTTTACTACTGGTTCTGCTGCCTGGGGTGATGTTGATTTTGAACCAGACTTATCCGCATCCATATCAACTGGCTATTTAGCTGATGATGGTTTGGCAAAAGTAACAATCCACACTGGTGGATTAAGTGATTTCGACTCAGATGGTGTTCGTGCATTCACAATTAGTGGTTCAGGCTTCGATGAAATATTCCCAGCTTACACTACTTATGATTCATCTACATCCGGAATAACTTTTATCGTAAGAAAAGACGTAGCAACTGCAATAGCAAATGTTGTCGTTTCTTACCATAAAGTTAAAGGTCAGAATTATGATAGAACTGACTTTGAAGCAACAGCAGCAAATATAGATGCTAACCCAGAGGGTGACATTGATATTCCTGAATTAGATATTGCATTAAAGAGTATTCCGATTATCGCGAAAACTCGTAAGTTAAAAGCAGTCTGGACTCCAGAACTTGCTCAAGACTTAAATGCTTATCATTCAGTTGATGCTGAAGCTGAATTAACAGCACTATTAAGTGAATACATTTCAATGGAAATTGATTTGGAAATTCTTGATATGTTGTTTGCTAACGCTTCTGCTAAAGCAGAAAAATGGTCAGCAAAAGTTGGTAATGAATACAATTCTGCAACAGGTCTTTTCGAAGAAACAGCTGCTAACGCATCTGCTTACACAAAAGGAACTTGGTTCCAGACATTGGGTAACAAAATCCAATCAGTATCTAACGCAATTCATCAAAAAACTCTAAGAGGCGGAGCAAATTTCATCGTGGTATCACCTGAAACTGCTACAATTATAGAGTCTATTCCTGGATATGCTGCTGATACGAATGGTGATGCTACTAATTCATCTTTCGCAATGGGCGTACAAAAAGTAGGAGCTCTTAATAACAGATATACTGTCTATAAGAACCCTTACATGCTAGAGAACAAAATCCTATGTGGTTTCCGAGGAAGTAATTTCCTTGAAACCGGTGCGGTTTATGCTCCGTATGTTCCATTAATTATGACACCACTTGTCTATGACCCTAAAAACTTTACACCACGTAAAGGGGTAATGACACGTTACGCTAAGAAAATGGTTCGTCCAGAATATTACGGAACAGTCACGGTCGCAGACATAAACTTAGTTTAATTAATTTATTAATTAGATTAAAGTCGTAAGTGGTGTTTATTAATACCACACAACCTGAAAAAGGGATGATATTTTCATCCCTTTTTCTATGCGTTGATATTTATTATTGCAGAGTTCTAAACAATCTATAGGAGAATTTATATGGCACAAGAACCAATATGGCCAGGGAGTGGTTCGGCAGTAAGTGAATCAACACCATTTGGGTTTTATGATACTGATACTACATTCCAATCAGATGCACCAAAATTTGCATCATGGTGTGCGAAACGATTGGGTTATCCAATAACCGCAGTTGAAATACAAGATTTACAATTTTATGCATGTTTTGAAGAAAGTATTACAGAATATTCTGCCCAAGTAAACCAATTTAATATTAAAGATAATTTATTAAGTTTAAAGGGACAATCAACAAGTTCTAATTATACACATAAACGATTATCTAATACTATGGGTGAGCAGATATTCTTATCAGAAACCTATGGAAGTGAAGCAGGTGTAGGTGGACAGGTAGAAGTTTATAAAAATAAGATTACACTCACGAGTGGTTCACAAGATTATGATTTAAATGAATTAATAGCAGACACCAGTGGTAGTGGTCCAATCGAAGTTAAGAGAGTATTTCACGAAGCTAATCCAGCAATCACAAGGTACTTTGACCCTTACGCTGGAACTGGAAATCAAACAAATAATATGTTAGATGGGTTTGGCTTTGGTGGTAAATCACCAGCAATATCGTTTGTATTACAACCAGTATTTGCTGATTTACTTAGAGTACAGGCAATAGAATTTAATGACCAAATTAGAAAATCTGGACATTCATTTGAAATAGTTAATAACAAATTACGAATATTCCCACGATGGACAAGTACCGCAACAGGTTCACTATGGTTAGAGTGGAGTAAGGTAACGGATAGAGATAACGCATTACGAACACGATATAGTGGTTCTAACGATACTATATCAGATATTAGTAATGCACCATATGATAATATGAAATATGTTAATATCAACGATGTTGGTAAACAATGGATTAGAAAGTATGGGATGTCATTATCAAAAGAGTTATTGGGTATGATTAGGGGAAAATATGGGAGTATTCCCATACCAGGTTCAGAAGTCTCATTAGATGGAGATACTTTGAGAGCAGAAGCAGCTGCAGAAAAAGAACAATTGATAGAACAATTGAGAGAAATGTTAGACCAAACAAGTAATAAGGCATTATTAGAAGCTGATAGAGAAGTTTCCGACAACTTACAAGAGAAGTTAAAGAAAGTTCCTTACCCAATTTATATAGGATAATCAAATGGCAAGTAGATATTGGCCAACAAGAGACACAAACTTAGCTAAACGATTCAACGATGAACTCGTGGGAAATCTCAAAGATGGAACAGAGGGAATCATTGGTCAAGATGTGATACTTTACAGAGTTTCATTATATGATACAACAACAAATATGTATGGTGAAGCAGGTGAGGGTAAAACTTATGAATCAGGAATTAAGTTATCGTGTATCATAGAGGCAGAAGATTTCAATTGGGAATCAAATGAGTTTGGACCCGATGCGGGACAAAATATAACAATACATTTTCAACGAGATATGTTAATTGATGTTAGTTTCAGGCCTGATATTGGTGATGTTATCAGTTGGAACTTAGGTTATTTTGAAATAAATGGTACGAATGAGAACCAATTAGTTGCAGGAGATTTTAATAAAAATTGGACAATCTCATGTACAGCAAACTTAACAAGAATAAGTTCACTAAATATTGAACAAACAAGGGCGTTTTAATGGCAAGAAGTAAACCTATACCAAGAAAAGTTCGTAGAGATTTGAACTCGGTTGCAATCCGCGATGATTACAATAGAGGTAATGAGATACGAAGAGATAATGATAAGGTACAAAACATATCAAATACCATTATGGATATTGATGGTGCAATCATGTACTATTTCAATGAAGTAATTAAACCTAATGTCGTAGAAAATAAAGAAACAATCAAAGTTCCAGTTATGTATGCATCACCAGAGAGATGGTTTTCTATACAAAAACAGGGGTTTATGAGAGATAAACGACAACAATTAATTACACCAGCAATTGTATTCCGTAGAACAGGTATGGAGAGAAATGAAAATATACCTATTGATAAGATGGATGCAAACAAACCACACAATTTTCAAACATTCCAACAGAAATATTCACAAAATAATCGTTACGACCAATTTTCAAAAACTGTCGGTGAAACACCAAATAAAGAATATTACAATGTAGTTATACCAGATTATATGATATTGAGTTACGAGTTTACTATTTGGACTTCATATATTGAACAGATGAATGCAATTGTAGAAAAGATAAATTATACGGATGGTGCTTATTGGGGTGAACCTGGTAAGATGAAATTCAAAAGTAGAATAGAAACCTTTACAGATGCAAGTGAATTGGATGCTGGTGAACGAATAGTAAAGACTAATTTTAGTGTTCAATTAATGGGGTATATTATACCCAAAGAATTTAATAGTTTAATAACTACAAGAAAACAACTCACACCTAAAAAGATTATATTCAATATGGATGTTGAGAAGAGTTCAGCAGAAATCTCTGCAGTTGGACCAGGTGGTGGGGTATCCATTTCAACACCAGTACAAGATATATTTTCCATAGCGGTATCAAATGGATTAACATTTCAAGCAGGAACAGGTGTTACATTAAGTAATAATGGTGCAACATTTGATGGTTCACAAGCAGTAGCACAAACAATTTCAATAGGTCAAGATGTTAGTACTACATCAAATGTAACCTTTAATCAGATAACTGCTGGTTCATTAATATTTGGTAATCCGACAGTCTATTCCTACACTGGTATTAGTGGTAGTGTAAATATAACAGGTTCATTAACTACAAGTGGAGACATGACTGTACAAGGTGATACCACAATATTAGGTACACTAACTGCAAAAGAATTTAAAACAACCTATGTTTCTTCGAGTATATTATTTGAAAGTGGTTCTACTAAGTTGGGAGATACCATCGATGATAATCATCACAGAACTGGTAGTGTAAACATAACTGGTTCGTTTAGTTTAAATGGATATAGTGTAAATGAAATATCTAATGATAGTACATTAGGAGACCAAAGTACAACTACATTAGTAACTGAAGCAGCATTAAAAGCATTTACAACAAGTAATGTAGAAGATACCCAAGATTATTTAAGAAAACAATTTTATAAATCTACCACATCTATTCTTAATACTGCAACTGCATCGTTTACTGCTGTAACTGCATCTGCACCAGCTGGTGTAACTGCAACAGATGAAAATGATTTCCTATTCTTTATCAACGGGCAATATATGGAACACGATGCAATAACAATTCAACAAAGTGGTTCATCTTTTTTACTACAAGTAGATACAGATGGAATCGGATATGAATTAGAAAGTGATGATGAGATTATATCGGTAGGTAAATTTAACTCATAAGGTAATAGATGCCATTATTTACATTTAAAAACCCATTAACAATATCAGATGGAACAGGTTTCACATCATCCTTTGATGGTGAGATGGATGGGTTATTGCCGGCAATAAACGAATTAAGTATAGGGCAGACTGTTGCCACAAGTTCCAATGTAACTTTTAACGAAACCAATCTTGATGAAACTCAAACATTTATTATTCCTAATAATGCCGGTACTCAAAATATGGTATTGGGATATGGGTTTATATCAGGTTCAACAATAGCATTTACAAATGACCTTGTTGTTAGTGAGAATTATACACATGAAGATGATGTAACAATACTTGGTTCGGTATCATATGGAGCATCAAATTTTAGTGGTTCATCAGTAACCACAATACACCAAAGTGGTAGTACAACATTCGGTAATACACTCGATGATGTACATAATATAACTGGTAGTTATTCTATTAGTGGTTCAATGAGTGTTAATGGTGTTGAGATAGATACCATAAGTAATAATTCAGATTTTAGTGATGGGAGTAGTACTGCACTCGTAACAGAAGCAGCAGCATACACAGGGGTGTTAGGTGCTTCAGGGCCTAATAGTGTTTTCCTTAGAAAGAATTTTGCAAAATCGGGAACGATGACAAATTCAACTGCCTCATTTACTGCAGTTACCGCATCAGTAAGTACATTAACAACTACAACAAAAAATGATTTTCAATTCTTTTTAAATGGTATGTTAATGGAACCAGATGCATTAACAATAGAACAAAGTGGTTCTAAATTTTTAACCCATATAAATACTACATCGTTAGGATTTAATCTGGTAAGTGGTGATGAAGTGGTTGCTTGGGGAAAATTTAATTCATAAATATAGAGATTCCCACATTGGTTTTACCATTGTTTGATATTTATTAGTATGAGAAAAAGAAGTGTTAAGGATAGAAAAAATAGAAAATGTCCATCTTGTACTAAGATGTTAACATATTCAAGAAAAGATGCTTTTGATAGAGCAGTTGGTAATAATAGTGTGTGTAAATCGTGTGCACAATCTGATAGAAAGTTAACGTTGGATACGATTGAAAAGATGAAACAACCAAAGACTATCCAACATAAGAAAAAGATTTCTAATTCAATACAGAATTGGTGGGAAGAACGTAAACAAGAAGAGATAAGACATGGCATTAATAGATAGTAAACAACTGAATCCACGATTGACTGGTTCATTTTATCTTAGTGGTTCACTAAGTGGTGGTTCAACAAGGTTCGGTGATAGTTTAGATGATACACACCAATTTACAGGTAGTGTTAGTATTAGTGGTTCACTTACACCTACCGCAGATGATATTATGGATTTGGGAAGTTCAACCTTCCAATGGAAAGATTTACATATAGATGGAACTGCAAACATAGATTCACTAAGTTTGACAGATGGTTTCACCTATAATGGAGTAACCTTTAATACGAGTGGTAGTGGAGCAGCAACAGGTTTACAAGTTACTGGTTCTAACTTCGAGTTTAGGGCTAACAACCCAGACAATTTATTCACACTAAAAAATAGTAGTGATGAAATATCTATACAGATAGATAATAAAGTAATAATATTAGGGGAATCTACTTCAATACCGACACCACAAAAGGGTGGAATGTATTATAGTAGTTCAGTATGGTATTTAGGGTACGAAAACTCACCAATCTAATATTTATAATTGATAATTAAAAGTCCAATTAGGAGAACAACATGGCACAATGGAGAAAAGTAGTAGTATCAGGTTCATCACCAGAATTTTCGGTGGTGAGTGCATCATCTGATATATATGCTACAGGGAACGTAAAAACAATCGGTGATTTAACAGTCGCTGGTGGAGATATTGTACTCGGAACAACGAGTATATTTTCTGGTGGTAATACCACTTCCTTGAATAATATAGATGCAATTGACGCAACAACGGAAGCAACTATAGAATCCGCTATTGATACATTAAGTAACCTAACTACAGTCGGAGCTTTGGATGCGGGT